ATAAGTACGAACACCACTTACCAAATAATATGCTCGAATAATACCAGAACCATCATCATCAAGAAAATGCTCATTTGCAGAACTATCATCATTGATTTTAAATCCAGTTGAAGAAACAATACCACCAGCAGTTTTATTATGTTCACTATGTGGATTATAAAATGCATTGTTATACGAAATAGTATATTGAATTGCTGAATTTAATGTTGGGGTAAAAGTCTTATACATCTTAACTGTGGTTACATTTGATAAAATAGATGTATCTGTAGCATCAATATTTTTACCTAATGCAGAATGTCTGAACATACCAGTAAAGTTTTGTAGTGTATCTGTATTATAAGTTGAAATGGTTGACAGCACATTTGTTTGAAGGGTTGTAACATCTTTAGTAGTCAAGGAAGAATTGTATTTAAAATTACTTACAAGTGTTAAATAAGTTGTTTCAGGATCAATGATAGTTGGAGTTACAGAAGCAACAGCATATCGTTTTAAACTTGTAACAATAGATTCTTTTGTTGCAACAGTTAAATTTGCGCCTGATTTTGCTTTGATTGAAATATACACTTTGCCATAGTTAGGAGTTGAATGGTCTTCCCCACCCCATACTTGGACTGCTTGTGCATTTGCATATAAACTTTTTACCAATGTCTTATAGTCATCAGCAGTAACTGCTCTGTCTTGAGCAGAATAATCTCTTGGTGCATTATACTTGATTGAAGAAATACTTTCTGGTCCTGTTCCGCCACTTGCATTACTATTTGTTGTAATAGTTACATCTGAAAAACCACCAATATTTCCTGACAATGCAAAAGTGGATGCACCATTAGCAGCATCCCTATTTGTCACCACATATTCCAGAATTACAATATTACCATCTTCAAGTGATTTACCCAAAACGCCATCACCAAAATAAACTTCAAATTTTTGATTTTCAATTTCCTGTAAAAAGAAAACTTTTGATGTATCATCTAATTCTGTAATACCAGTTGCTTTCTTATAAACTGCTGTTGTTGAATCAGAGGAAGAATTTTGTATCTTAACAGTTAATGTAGTTGTATCAGTATTATCATTAGGGATAATAAATCGTTGTTCCGTATCAGTAGTATCAACCGTATAATTAAAAGTCAATAACGACCCTTCATATAAAGTTACTGAATCAAAACTATAGACACCATCAACAGGTGAAATACTTACATCAGCATTATTAACAAAAGTATAAGATTGACTATTAACCGTAGTTGTAAATTTTGTACCCCTTGTCATTGTTAAGGAAGCACCAGTTGCATTATTAACCACAGCTTTAATATCTGCTGTTGAAGAAGTTGCACTTGTAGGTGTATAACCAACTGCCTTTGCTAATGAAACAACACTTGACCTTAAATCAGCACTATCCAAAAACATTTCATTTGCCAGCATATTTGCATTATAACCGAGATAATGAGTATTATAAGCAAGGACATCAAGGAGAACGGACATACCAGAACCTTCAAAATCATAATCTGAAAATTCAGTTTGACTTGATAAGTATGTTTTTAAATTCGCTTTAACAGCGTCAAAATCTAATTCTGATATATCTAGTTTAGTTGCCATTTATCTTAATCTCTCTAAAAAGTTTTCTACTACTACTGGTTCAGGATAATTTAATACATAAAATGAAATTGTCGCTAAATATCCATTTCTATCATAACTTGGTTGAGCATTTACTTGCACCAACCGAACTCTTGGTTCATAATTTTTGATTAATAATTCAATTTGTTTTGAAATAAGATGATTCATTTGAGGAGTTAAGTTTTCAAACAACATCGCTCTCAAATTCGACCCTATTTCGGGATGAAAAGGTTTTTCGTAATGATTTGTATTAATAAGGTTCCGCACACTTCTTTTTACTGCTTCAATATCAGTAATTTTTTGAATATCTTTGGTTACAGTATTTTTCTCAAAATTAAGATTCAAGTCCTTGTAAATCCTAGAACTTCTTGTGCTTTCATTTGATTGTGTGGCGTCATACCTTGACATTAGTAAATCTCTCCCTTACTATACTATTTATACTAAATTATCCAATATTTACATCACCAGATCCACCAGTCCTTGTATGGGCACAAGTATCAGCATCACCTTCTTTATTTACAGGAATCCCACCTGCATTTACAGTTGAACTGCCATTTGCAGTATCCCATTGATTTGTAGCGTGAACTCCTATGCCATGTCCTGTTCCTTTTGAACCATTAACAGCAAGCACTTTACTATTTGCAAAAACAGTAGATTGAGGTATTGTAGTAATTTTACCTCCACCTGTGTTGGCGTCATCCATTCTGTGCGCTTTATTTCCCATTACAGACTATCTTTTGCCCATTGAATTGCAGTATCTAAATCTTTAAAATCCATGACTCTACCAGTATGTGATTTTACTTCTAGTCTATCACCAACTTTTTTAACTTCTGAAAAATATTTCTTTGAATCAGGTTCAGCTGTTTTAGCTATTTTTTTGGTTGTTTTCTTCCTAGGCATAATATAATCTCCTATTTTTTAGTTTTACCTTTTTTAACTTTTTTAGTTACCTTCTTAGCAGCCTTTTTAGTTTTACTTGCTACTTTTTTAGTTTCCTTTTTGGTTTTTTTCCATAGTGAATCAAAAAATCCCATTTGTTTACTCCTTATTCATTTCACCTCGTTCATTCAAGATGACTCTATTATTTAAATGTTCCTTTTGAACATCATCTTTACTTCGGCCGAAATAGTGAACCGCATAATTATGGCGAATCATATATAAATTGATATTGTCACCATTATCAGCAACAAGTGTTCCAAGAATCCTACCGAATTTTCCCTTTTCATCTCTGGTTGTAACTATCTTAACTACTTCCGCTTTTTCAATTTGTTCCGTAAGTTTCTTTTTAGATAATAAACCATACGGTTTTTCATCTTTATCACTTGTCCGACTTTCCGGAGTGTCAATTCCCATCAAACGGACTGTTTCATTGTGTTGCCAAACACCAAAGCCTAAATCTATATCACATTTAACGGTATCGCCATCTACCACTTTTGTGATTTTACATCTATATTCATACATAAAACTATTTATAAGAGTTTTTTTATATTGACAAACCTCTTAAAATATAGTATAATGGTAGTATGGATGAAGATAAACTAATAATGATAGATACACAAACGGATTTAATGGAATTATTGTCAAAACATCCGAATCACCCTTTGCAAGCATTGGGTATGTGTCTTAAAACAATTACGGATTGTTATGTATTGAGTTTAGGTGAAGGAGGAACGGTAAAAATGTTAGAAGCAGTTATCGATTCGGTAAATGACGGAAAACATAGTCAAAATCTACCGAAAATTCCGAAAAATCAACTAAATTAGACTATTTTTCTCGAAAAAATCGCAGAAAACAGTCATTTTTACTAAAAAATCGCAGAAAACAAGGGATCCCTGGAATAGTTGAAAAAAAATGGATATTTCGCAGAAAACAAGGGTTTTTTCGTCCACTTTTTGCTTGATTTATTGTCGATTCTTTGATATACTGGAAGTATGAAAATCGAAAAAAGTCAAATAATCAAAAAGCTGATGAAAATTCAAGAAAATCCACATACTAATAATATTGTGAATAGTCAAATTGATGTAGTAATCAACGAATTGATACAAACCGATTCTATAGAATGTGTTTTTTCTAAAGAATCATATTTAAGAAGTAATCTAAAAAATAAAACTGTATTGTCACCTACAAATGACTTTGCATTTTATCATTTTGTAAAGGAGAGTGCCTAATATGGGTCAAGTTAAAAATATGGCGTGGGATAGTGCCTCAAAATTTCTATCTCAAATAGAGGATGATTTAATCTCTTTAAAAATCACAAAATCAGAAGCATTAACAAAAATGCAAGATTCCAATGAAATGTTATCATTGGAAGGTATCAATTCAAAATCTGATGCCGAAGAATGGGTAGATAATATTCATTTTCAATATAATTTAGTGGAAACCGCTAATGCCTAGAATCACAATTCTTAATAATAACACCATTATGAAAAATGGTGTTGTTTTCACGGTTCCAGGTCAACCAGAAGGACCTGCAAAAGTTTTACCTAACGGAAAAACTGTATTTACCGAAAATCCTTCTTCGGTAGAGGATGTAATTGACAATATGAAGGAAACAAAATTAGAAAATTTATTATGGGGAGAAAATGAGTAAAATATTAGTAAATATCAATAAACAAATTTCATTGTTGAATAATAATGAAATCAATTCTGTAATCCAAATGATTAAAAATCGTAGAACGGAATTAAGTATGGCTGCAGGTTCCAAATTATCTGTCGGACAAAAAGTACAATTTAATGGTCGTTATGGAATGACTATAAAAGGTAGACTTACAAAAATCAATCAAAAAACTGCTATCGTTTCTGAAAGTAATTCACCGAAACAATGGAAAGTTTCAATTAGTCTGTTGGAGGCGGCATAATATGGATAATAGAAAAATGGCATTAAGTGATTATTTAAGTCCTTCAAACGAAGTAAGTATTTCAAAAAATATACCTATGAAATATCTTGATATGATTAAATCAAATTTTCCAGGTGTATTTAGATATAGATATCGTGGTCCTAGTAATCCAACTTATAACAGACCACAATCTTACTGTTTAATGGATCAAGCAACATCATTTGCCGTATATGAAAGAAGAAATAGAGCATTATGTAGATGGCTCTATAGATAATGATAATTAAAATAAATGATAAAATAGAAATCCGTCCAGTTGGGGGCGGAATTTTGAGGGATGGAATTATAACAAGTATTTCAATTTCAACAAATGCACAAATTGACCCTGCTGGGGAAAATGGCGCAAAAGTTGAGGAACTGGATTTAGATTTAAAATACAAAGGTTCAATCGGATATACAGATGTTACCTTTAATGATGAAGGCGATGAAACAGGCGAATCGAAATGGGCATATTTTACTCAAATCGTTCAACCTGAAGGTAAGAATAAAAAACAATGGTGGGAAGACAACATATATTATGGACAAAAGAATTATAGGGATGTATAAAATAATAAAAGAACTAGAATCAGACAATTCAAGATTAGCAAAAGAAGCAATCTTATATAGAGAATTAGCAAAAGACAATAAAACCTTATTTTACGGTTTTCAACTTGCATTAGACAAACTTGTAACTTTTGGGGTGAAACAAGTTCCTGAAAGTGAAAAAAATGGTGCAGGATTATCATACGGTACATTTTTTACAGAATTAGCAGAACCACTTGCAAACCGAAGTATAACAGGCCACGCCGCAAGGGATAAAATCATTGAAATAATGAATCAAGCAAAAAAAGACGAATGGAATTATTGGTACAGAAGAATTTTAATAAAAGACTTTAAATGTGGCGTTTCTGAAAGTACAGTAAATGCCTGTGTGAAGAAATCAAAAAAATCAAAATATAAAGTGCCTGTATTTAAATGTATGTTGGCAAAAGATTCAAAAGGTCACGAAAAAAAATTAGTAGGCGAAAAACTGATAGATTATAAACTCGATGGCGTTAGGGTTGTGACCATAATTAACCCAATTTCAAAAACAGTAAAACAATACAGTAGAAACGGAAAAGAATTTCACAATTTTGGACATATTACAAAATATATTGAAAAGTTTTTTACACTATTTAAAGAACCAATCGTTATTGACGGTGAAATGGTTTCTCATTCTTTTCAGGAATTAATGAAACAAGTCCAAAGAAAAACTGATGTAAATGCTCAGGATGCCAAGTATGCAATATTTGATGTTCTGCCATTATCAGAATTTAAAAATGGTGTGTCAAAACTTGGATGTGAAAAAAGACATAAAGATTTAGAAGTATTAGGAAGAATCATTAGTGGCTATGATAAGAGTATATTTGTAGTTGAAAAAGAAAAAGTTAATTTAGATACAAAAGAAGGTCAAAAGAAATTTGCACAAATAAATAAAACTGCATTAGAACAAGGTTATGAAGGTGTAATGATTAAAGATCCTGATGGATTGTATGAATGTAAAAGAAGTGCTTTAATGTTAAAGATGAAACCTTTTATTGAGGTATCTTTGGAAGTAAAAGATGTTGAAGAAGGCACAGGAAAATATGAAGGCACATTGGGTGCTTTAGTTTGTGAAGGAACGGATACTGGCAAATTTATTAAAGTAAATGTTGGTAGTGGAATAACTGACGAACAAAGGGATGAGTTTTGGAAACAGAAAAAAGACATTATCGGAAACATTGTTGAAATTCGAGCAGATGTTATTTCCAAAAATCAAGATGACGACCATTACAGTTTACGATTCCCAAGATTTTTAAGTTTTAGGGGTTTTGTAAAAGGAGAAAAAGTATAGTGGGATATCCAAAGAAACATAGAGGTAGAAGAAAACGAGGATCGAAGTATCGTAGGAATAAAAGAAAAATGAGAAGAAAGGCGAAAGGTAAATAATGCCAGTAAATTTAACGGAAACACTTCAAAACCTATTTGCGGTTGAAGATACTAAAACTAAAAAAATTGTAGCGGAAGGATTTAAAGATAAGAAATCTGCTAAAGTAAAAAGAAATGAATTGAATAAACCAATTCAAGAAAAATATACAAAAACAAATAAACCAAAAAAAGATTCAATGCCTAGATACATTGTAAAGAAAGGAAAAGACCATATACATTATGATTGATTATAACCATAGTTTAATGTGTAGTTATAGAAATAATTACCCTTACAGCGAAGAAGAATTAAAAGGATTAGAAAGTGAAAATGCTCCTCTACAACACATATATTTTCCTATAAGAGTGTTTAATTTATTAAGAGGTAATGATGTGTACACAATTAAAGATTTAATGTCTAAATCAGAATCAGATTTACTCAAAATTGATGGTATTGGTCGAAAGGCTGTAAATCGTATAAAAGAAGAATTTAATAAAATTAATAAAGCAATAAAAACAGATTATTATATAGGAAAAAGAAAAGAAAAAAATAGAAATGTAAAAGAAGTGCCAGATTATAAATTTAATGAAAAAAACATTTTAAATGATGTTAAAAAATATATTGATGAAACTTATTCATCACATTATGCTAAAACTACTAAACAAGCAACTGAAATTATTATTGACCAAGGACACGGAACTGGATTCTGTGTGGGCAATATATTAAAGTATGCCCAACGATACGGCAAAAAAGAAGGTCGCAATAAAAAAGACCTATTAAAAGTTATTCATTATGCCGTTATTCAATTATCACAAGACCATTATTAAACAATGTCTGAACCAAAAGATATAAGTAAGAAGCATTTTTATGTTAGTCTTACTAAAATTTTATTGCTGAAGAATTTTAACTAAAATTTATAAAAAAACTGAATAAACCAATAAGCAGTAATGCCAAGTGTTATTGCAATACCAATCATACCAGCATACATATAAATCTTATCTAACATTTATATCCTTTTATAAAAAGGCGATTCGTTAAACTCGCCTTTGAATATTTTTATTATTGGGGTAAATCTCCCACAATGCCTTGAACATAAAAATTCATGCCTGCAAGTAATCCATCATCAGCAACCGCACCAGCAGGAACAAC